TCGTCAGGGTGCTACTGGTTCTGCTGGTTCTAATGGTTCTACTGGTCCTCAAGGTGCACAAGGTGTTCAGGGTGCGACAGGTCCTGATGGCGGAAACGCAGGAACTCTTGATAACTTAGATAGTTCTCAGTTCTTAAGATCAGATGCAAATGATACTGCTACAGGCACTTTAACAGTTAGAGATATTAAACTATCTGCTGGTTATCATTTACAAAGATCAAACCATCATTCTGGGCATTTAGAAGGTAGTTATAACAACATAGGTCCTAACAGCTACAAAACGAACCCAATTTACAGTATTGGATCTAGTTACAATCCTAACGATGCTGCACTTAATAATTTTTATGGAATCGGTTATAGTCATACAAATGCTTCATTTATTAGTTTTACAGGTGCTAGTGGTTGGGGAATGTATGTTGCTGCAGATGGTGATGCAAGAGTTTGGTTAGGTGGAAGTAATGGTGTTATAGCTTCTACTGGTGCTCATTATGTTGGAAGTAATAGAGTGCTAACAACTGCAGATGAAGGTTCTGGAAATGGAATAGATGCTGACACACTTGACGGTCAACATGGTTCTTATTACATAAACAATTCTAATACACAATCATCAAATATTTACATAAGAAATGGTTCTCCGACCCTTTACTTGCGTGATACTGACGGTAGAAGCTCATTTGTTCACTGTAATAGTAATCTTTTTTATATTTTGGGAGGGACAACTGATGCAGCGAGTTGGAGTCAAGTTAACGGTCAGTGGCCTGCTTATTGGAATTTGACAAACAATGATGTCCAGATGGGAGGCAACGTTAATGCAGTTGGTAACGTTACTGCTTATGCCTCTGATAAAAGGTTGAAGAAAAACTTCAATCATATAGAGTCACCATTAGAAAAACTGCAGAAACTAAATGGTTATACCTTTGACTGGAACGGTAAAAACAAAGAAATTGGATTTTTTCCAGAACAAGAAGAGAATGATATTGGACTAATTGCTCAGGAAGTTCAAGAGGTTATGCCTCAGGCAGTCAAACCTGCACCTTTTGATGTTGAGTGGGATACGGACAAAGGAGAAAACATCTCAAAATCAGGTGAAAATTATTTAACTGTTCAATATGAAAGATTAGTACCTCTTTTAGTAGAAGCGATTAAAGAGCTTAAAGAAGAAAACAATTCTCTTTCTGCTCGCCTTAATGCACTTGAAAATCCTTGACACTAATTGACCAATAGAATATAATTACCATATATCATTTTGACTTGAATGGATTATAAGTTCAGCATTATTACACCAGCACACAAGAAGACTCCCTATCTCAAAGAACTCTACGACAGTATTGTCGCTCAGACGTATGAGAACTGGGAGTGGGTCTTGTGGTTGAACAACGCTCTCTATGAAGAAGACCTTGAGGAAGAGATTCGTAATGATGACCGTGTTGTAATTTATCGCACGGAAGACCCTTCAACCAGTGTCGGGTATCACAAGCATCATGCCTTTCACAAAGGTGAGGGTGATGTTTTGGTGGAGGTTGATTCTGATGATATTCTGATGCCAGAATGTCTTGAGGAACTGAATAAAGCATACCAAGATGAAACCATTGGATTTGTTTATACGGATGTGATTCCGTATCACATGACTGATGAGTTTGTTCCTTATAATCCTGATCATGGGTGGACTTATCATATGATGAAATGGCGGGATAAAGACCGCTATATCATGCATTCATGGCAACCAACTAGTCATGCCTTGTCTTACATTTGGTATGCTCCAGACCATGTGAGGTCTTGGAGAACAAGTATCTACCGTGACATTGGTGGACACAATGTTGACTTGGATATTTGTGATGATCATGAACTCATGATTCGTACATACCTGGTAACAGAAATGTTCCTGGTTGATAAACCACTCTATGTGTATCGCATTACAGGAGACAATACTTGGTTGGAGCGTAATCAATCAATTCAAGAAGAAACTGTGCGCCTTGGACACCAGTGGTCTCAGACTCTTGCTGAACGTGATGCTGATAAAAAAGGATTGTTGAAAGTTGATATTGGTGGTGGTCTTTATCCTCGTGCTGGATACATGACTATTGACCAAGAAGGTGCTGATATTACTTGTGATTTGAATGATGGTATTCCCCTCCCAGATAATAGTGTCGGTGTCATCAATGCTAGTCATGTGATTGAACATCTGAGAGACCCAATCAAAACGATGAGGGAGATTCATCGTGTTTTGGTTCATGGTGGATGGGCGTTTATTGAAGTCCCTTCAACTGATGGTCGTGGAGCATGGCAAGATCCCACGCATGTTAGTTTCTGGAATGAGCATAGTTTCTGGTATTACACAAATAAAAATAAGGCAGAGTTCATCAGGAATACTGACATCAGGTTCCAAACTTACCGTCTTGATACCTATGAGATGGCACCACACATTCCTGTTGTTGCTGCTCACTTGGTTGCTATTAAAGATGATAATTATCGTTTCCCAGGTGTTTTGGGGATTTGATGGATAGTTTTCCCTATGACCATCTTGTTATTGATGACTTCTTTCCATTAGACAAAGCAAGAAAACTATCTCAGGAGTTTCCTGAGTATGATAGTAATCTTTGGTATCAATACAAGAATCCATTAGAGAATAAAAAGTCTAGTAACAACTGGTGGGACTTTCCTCCAGAAACTTACAAGACTTTTTGTTTTCTGAACTCTTGTGAGTTCTTGAATACATTACGAGAGAAGACTGGTATTCAAAAGTTGTATCCTGATATTGGTCTTCATGGAGGCGGATGGCATATTCATGGCCGCGGCGGTAAGTTGAACATTCATTTGGATTATTCTATTCATCCAAAGTCGGGTCTTCAAAGGAAACTAAATCTTATTGTATATCTTACTGAAGGATGGGAAAGTGAATGGGGTGGTGGTCTTGAGTTATGGTCGCATAACCCAGATAAGAAATTACCATTGAAGCGAGAAAAGATTATCCATAATGTCTTCAATCGTGCTATACTATTTGATACCACACAAAATTCGTGGCACGGTCTTCCTCAACCTCTATCTTGTCCTGAGGGAGTGTATAGAAAAAGTCTGGCAGTCTACTACATGACTGACCCACCAGACCGTGTAGACCCCAGACAAAGAGCACTTTACGCTCCAACTGAAGAGCAGAGTGATGATAAAGAAGTTCTAGACTTTATACAACAGAGAGTATTATGGAAAGGAAAACCAAAATTGTAATGATCACGATGTTCAAGAACGAATCTAAAGTGATTCGTAGAATGCTTGAATCGTGTTATGAATATATTGATTACTGGGTTGTTCAGGATAACGGATCTACTGACGGCACAGATCAAATCGTCAAGGACTTCTTTGAAGAGAAAGGTGTCCCTGGACATTATTATCAGTGTAAAGAGGGTTGGGTTGGTTTTGGTTGGAACCGAGACCACCTACTACAGACTTGTTTAAACCATGATCATGGATGTGACTGGATTCTCAAGATGGACTGTGATGAATATCTTGAGGTTGATGATGACTTTGACTGGTCATTGATTGACGACACAAATATTCAAGCATTTCATATCACAGCAGAGAATCCTGGATGCACTTACTATCGTGCCTGGATGTGGAACGCACGTCTTCCGTGGCACTTCAAGCATGATGTAGCACATGAATGTATTGTCTGTGATATTGAAGGAGTTGGTGAAGACTTCCAGCGAGTCAATCTTCCAAGAGGTCTCCGTCAAATGGGGACCTGGGATGGAGAAAGTTATGCCACACCCACCAAATATATCAGTGACTCATTGAAACTGGAGGAGCAGCATATCCGTGAGGGAACACTACTCACTGATACATACCACTTCTGGTATGTTGCCAAGAGTTATCTTGATGCTTCATATGCCACAGTGTTCCCTCTGGGTTTTGAGCAGCAAAAAGAGTATGCTAGAAGAGCAATCTTTTACTTCAAGTCTTGGATGAATCATACGATTGACTATGATGCCAAAGGATATACTGGTGGTGTGAATGAGATGGCATACTATACGCTTTATTGTATTGGTATGATGTATCAGTTGATGGGTGATTATGAAAAAGCGATAGAGAGTCATATGTTGGCAGAACCATTTTGCGATTTTAGAAATGAGCACATCGTTGGATTAGCAGAATGTTATAGAGACATTGGTGATTTTGAGGGTATGAAATATCAGACTGAGCGTCTTATAGATCCAGAACGTAAACTTCCATTTCCACAATGTTACTTCCTGGTTAATAATAGTTTCTACATTGACTCTGGTAATTATGGGAAAGAGTTACATCAAGTTGCTTGTCAAACATTATGAAATACATTCCAGTAAGCACAATTAATAGACAATCACAAAAGACAGTTTGGGTTGTTGACAACTTTTATGCTGATCCATATGCTGTAAGAGATTATGCTTTGAGGCAGGAGTTCAAACCTGAGATTGAATACTTCAAAGGAAGTCGTAGTATTGAACAATTTTTTGTTCCTGGAACAAAGGAAGCGTTTGAAAGAATCATGGGTATCAAGATCCGTGAGTGGGAGTCTCATGGGATGTGTGGTAGATTTCAGTTCTGCACATCACAAGATCCTATTGTTTATCATAATGATGGACAGACATGGGCAGCTATGCTATACTTAAATCCTGATGCTCCATATAGCACAGGAACTTCTTTGTACGCTCATAAAAATGGTGCACGAAGAACAAGTGATGACAACTTCAACGATCAAATCTATTCTGGTGGATTTTACGACAGAACTAAATTTGAGTTAGTTGATTCTATTGGTAATGTTTTCAATAGACTCTTCATTTTTGATGCTCAGAACATTCATGCAGCATCAGAATACTTTGGGCAAACAAAGGAAGATTCAAGACTTTTCCATATATTCTTTTTTGATTGATGAAATTTAAGGTTTACTCAAAGGCAGGATGTCCTTACTGTGTTAAAGTAAAAGAGGTTTTGAGTAGAGTGAATTGTGATTATTCGGTTAACACTCTAGATCAAGATTACTCCAGACAAGAATTCTATTCTATTTTTGGAGAGGGATCTACTTTTCCTCAGGTCGTATGTGACGGTAAAAATTTAGGAGGATGCGTTGACACCATCAAATTCCTCAGAGAAGAAAAACTCCTCTGAACTTAGCATAAATAAATCCAAGACCTGCTCTAATCGCGGAGTAGATTTACTACTTAATGGAGGGAAGAAGAGACCAAAATCGTTTCAAATAAGATTTGAAAAGATGGTTTGCTTCTTCAAGCGGGAAGTAACTATCAATTTTGAGTTTTCCTTAAACTTAAGGAAAAAAAAGAGTTAGTTCCCAGAGGTAAGAACAATGTTAGCAGTAAGTTTAGTCTTCGGTTCATTTTTGACCATCCTATTTTTAGTTGTGGGACTAATTGGAGGTTGGACTGCTAGAGAATACATGATGAACTATCGGGAAGTACCAAGACCTCACCCCGAAATGTTTGACGAACAAGGAAACTTAATTCCAGATGAGGTGATTGCATTTAATTTTGAAAACTATTATGACTACAACGAAGAAGGAAGCGACGAAGACGAGTCCTAAAAAACCGAGGACAGTAAAGGTAGCATCACTTGATCTGCCTAAACAACCACTTGTGTTTGAAGTTCTTGATCTGGCAAGTAAGCAGAGATCAAAAGCAAAAAAGGTTGAAGTTCTTCAGAAATATGAGGAACTTCATCTGAAAATTGTTTTTAAGTGGAACTTTGATGAGACTATTAAAAGTGCACTCCCACCTGGTGAAGTGCCATATTCTTCTTATGATGAGCAGACGACTTCTAGTGGAACTCTTTCTAAAAAGATTGATCTAGAGACCCGTAGAATGTATGAGACAGGATCATTCTCCATGGGTAATGCTGATCAGCAAGGTAGAACCACGATTCGTAGAGAAGCAAAGAACTTTTATCACTTTGTGAAAGGCGGTAATGATGCGATGAATGGAATCCGTCGTGAGTCTATGTTCATCAATCTTCTTCAAGGTCTTCATCCTCTTGAGGCAGAGATTGTCTGTCTGTGTAAGGATAAAGATCTTGAGTCCAAGTTCAAAATTACAAAGGAAATTGTCGCGGAAGCGTATCCTGATATTCAATGGGGTTGATATGAAAATTTTATTTGAAGATTGTGATGTTGATAAGGCAGAGGATCGCACTCTGCCCAATAATGCTTTTGTGGTTGAATACAAAGTAGATAATGTCAGTAAATATGACATTGCAGCAGCTGCGAAGCAGTCTGAAATCTTTGATTACTATTATGACAAATTCAAGAAAGATTTTGTCACTATGAAACAGGCAGAGGGTAGAATCAATCCAAAACTCTGGGGTGTAAAATCACCCGAATCCAAAAAGAAGAAGTGATTTCCCAAAAGGCGGAAAAAATTTTCGCCAAAATTTTTGATCCTTAAGGTTTTTAAATTGTATCACATGTTACACATGTGCTTGACTATATAATCCATAAGGTATATAATACCTGTACGTTCATCCCACTTTGGTGGGACGCAAGTAAGTCGCGGAACGGAGCGTTCATCCCATGTTAGAACTACTACTTTATTCGGGTATTCATTGCACTGATGCTTCTGATCTTATCAGTCGTCTTCAGGCAAAGGATGATATGAATGAGGTAGTCAAGGTGGAAATAATTGAAGTAATTCAAGAAGCAACGCCTCAGTGCTATTGGGACGCAAACGACTGAAGGAACGGGAAAAACGGATCCTGCGTAAGCAGAGAAGGTTAATTTTCACCTAGTATTTCAGGAGTAAGACAAATGAACACCTTACAACTCATCAAGAAGCAGATCAACAAAGCATCTGCTCTTCACGATGCACAAATCACTCACACCGCATATCGTGGTGTAAAGTGTGAAGTCCACAAACCAGCAAAAGAGTCTCACGGCACTTTCTGCTATCGTGGTCGTACTTACGTAAAGTGATATGGAAGCACTACAAGTCGCTGGGATCGTATCCCTTGGTTCTGTAGCATTTCTATCATTACTTTACGGCGAGTTAACCCTCTTACAAAAAAGTTAGGGGGGCAAAATGCTGAAGATCAAACTTGAATATGATATTCCAGTATATGATCCAGATAAACATGATCCAGATAAAACATTCGCGTTTTTGACGTATCGTGGTGTAAATTACGCCAAATGGGTTCTTCTTAAATCAAGAGGAGCACAAAACTGGAAAATATGAGAGAGAGGTTTCACAACCTCTCTTTTTTTATACTTTTATGTTTTTTTAACAAATGTTAGTGAATTAACACAAACTATACTACATACTATAGAATTAAGGATCTCGCTTATGCTCTGAAATTCTACTTATATTATGACTTCTACAAATCAAAAATATTGCGGGAGGTTTGATGCACAATCTACTGTCTCGCAACCAATTAGCAGAATGGATTCACATTGACGAAAATTTAAACAGATGTAATGAGGAGTTAGATCTGGTCAATGATTATTTTGACTGTTTAATTGAGTGCGATGAAGACCAAGCAACATGTAAGCGAATCTGCAGAATTCTACTAGATACCGAGGGTTGATCACCCTCTTTTTTTGTGCTATAATTGAAAGAGTGCATATTGAACTATGGACAGAGAACGATTAAAACTTTTGGTAAGGAACCTTGAGTTATTAGTTGACGGACTTAAAGCAGAGGTTTACTCTGACCCTGAGGCATACAAACCAGAACCATCATTTAATCCAGGAGCACCTGTTGATTATGATGAAATCTTTGACGATGATGATGGGTATCCAGACTGATGACAAATAGAGGTAAGAAGTTGGTCAAGATGCTTGAGCGTCTGATCAAACAAGATCATCTTTATTCACAGGATGAGATTAGAGAACTTAAAAGGCAGTTGCGAACCGTAAAAGGGCAACTCAATGAATTAGATGCTATGGAGAAACGAGGATTCAAATGAGCGTTAAACTGATCAGTGTAACTCCCGATGCGGAGAAGATGATGGCATACGTGGCGCGTGTGTCAAATCCTAAGAATCAAGAAAATCCTAATTACGCCAAATTGTTGGGATACTGCATCAAACATAACCACTGGTCTGTGTTTGAACAGGCATTCATGACACTTGAGATTGAGACTACCAGGGGTCTGGCAGCTCAAATTTTGAGGCACCGTTCGTTCACATATCAAGAATTTTCACAACGGTATGCTGATTCTTCCCTACTCTCGGAGACGATTCCCCTCCCGGAACTTCGGTCACAAGACACCAAGAATCGTCAAAATAGTATTGATGATGTTGACCCATTTAAGAAGCAGAAATATGAAATGAAGATGCAGCAACTCTTTACTAGGTCTATGGATTTATACCGAGAGATGTTGGATGAGGGAATTGCAAAGGAATGTGCTCGTTTCGTGCTTCCCCTCGCCACGCCCACCAGAATGTACATGTCGGGGTCTGTTCGCTCATGGATTCATTACATTACTCTGAGGTCTGCTAATGGCACTCAGAAAGAGCATATGGAGATTGCAGAGGCGTGTAAGAAGATTTTCGTAGAACAATTTCCAACCTGTGCAGAAGCACTTGAGTGGGTCTAAATACAACACATTGAATTTATAACTATGGCTACATATCCAGTAAAACATAAGGAAACTGGTGAAACGAAAGACGTTGTTATGAGCGTTCATGACTGGGATCAGTGGAAAGACGACAATCCTGACTGGGAAAGATATTACACTCCAGAAAACGCACCAGGTGTTGGTGAGGTAGGTGAGTGGAAGGATAAACTTCGTAAGAAGAATCCTGGTTGGAATGACGTTCTTCAAAGAGCGCAAAAAATGCCTGGTTCAACTATCAAGAAACTTTAAATATGGCAAGAAGGAAAAGAGCATCTGCAGAGCAACCAATTGGGGTTGGACTCACGACAAAGCAGATGAAGCGGAAGAAACCGCTCAGTCAAGAATATCTTGTTGATATTGAACCTCTAACTGAAAATCAAAAACGACTCTTTGACTCATATAAAGAAGATAAGCATATTGTTGCTTACGGTTGTGCGGGAACAGGAAAGACCTTTATTACCCTCTATAATGCCCTGAGAGACGTTCTGGATGAGAGAACTCCCTATGAGAGAATCTATCTTGTACGTTCACTCGTAGCGACCAGAGAGATTGGTTTTCTTCCTGGTTCTCATGAGGATAAAGCGGACATCTACCAGATCCCTTACAAGAACATGGTGAAGTACATGTTCCAGATGCCAAGTGATGCTGACTTTGAGATGCTTTATGGTAATCTCAAAGCACAAGAGACGATTAAGTTCTGGAGCACATCATTCTTACGTGGAACAACTCTTGACAATGCAATCGTTATTGTTGATGAATATCAGAACCTAAACTTCCACGAACTTGACAGTATTATCACTCGTGTTGGTGAGAATACTAGAATTTGTTTCTGCGGAGACTCTCGTCAGTCTGACTTAAATAAAACTAACGAACGTAATGGTATCGTTGATTTTATGAATGTATTGCGTAAAATGAATTCTTTTGATATAATTGAATTTGGAGTGGATGATATTGTTCGCTCTGGACTTGTCAAAGAGTATATCTTAGCTAAAATGGAGGCAGGGTTTTGATGGAAATATTCAGTGATTATGATTTGGGTTCCAAACTCAACTTTCATTATCAGAATGCTAAACCATTCCCAAACATAATCATTGACGACTTCATCAATCCAGTTGTTGCCATACAGTGCTTCAGTGAACTGAAGAATACTAACTTCTGGGTGACAGAAGATGGCAACAATCCATATATGACTGATAATCAAGTCAATAAATGGTTCACACCTTGGGATGATGAGAGCGTAGAGCAATTAAGGTATGAGACTCCAACTGTTTCTACCGTTCTACGTTACTTCAATTCTCCAATATTTCTTCAGTTTCTAAAAGACTTAACGGGAATTCAAAATTTAATTCCAGATCCACATTTGTGGGGTGGTGGATGTCATAAAATTGATAATGGTGGTAGACTCAATCTACACGTTGATTATAATATCAATCCACTTACTGAAAAGTTTAGGGTGCTGAATATGCTACTCTATCTCAATCCCAATTGGGAAGATGAGTGGCGTGGTCATCTTGAACTCTGGAATAAAAAGGAAAAGAGAAGGGAGCATATGGTTGCTCCCATTATGAATAGAGCAGTCATTTTTACATTATCTGATGATTCGGTTCATGGACATCCATCTCCATTGAATTGTCCTGAAGGTTTTGAAAGATACTCAATAGCAATGTATTACTTCGTAGATGAACCAAACCAAGAATATTATGAGCGAACTTACGTCCACTGGCATAACGAACTTCAATCACATTGATATTGAACTTCCAAAACTGAGTAGGGAAACTATTGATGGTGTCCGATATTACTCAGTGCCTGATGAAGAAGAACTACTGAAATTAGTTTCAATCACATCAGTCACAAGTCATTTTAACAAAGATATCTTTGTGAAGTGGCGCAAAAGAGTTGGTGATGAAGAAGCAGATCGTATCACGAAGCGTGCTACAAAACGTGGCACTGATATGCATACTCTGGTTGAACATTACATGAAGAATGAAGAACTTCCTGAAGTTCCTCCTATTTCTGACTTTCTGTTTAAGATTTCTAAAGCAAATCTGAAACGTATAAATAATATTTACGCCCTTGAAGGTTCCCTGTATAGTAAACAACTCGGTATTGCAGGGACAGTTGATTGTATCGCTGAATATGACGGCGAGTTAGCAATAATTGACTTCAAAACATCCGCCAAACCCAAACCACGGGGTTGGATTGAACACTATTTTGTTCAGTGTATGGCATATGGTTGTATGCTATACGAACTGACTGGCATCTCAGTCAAAAAACTTGTAATCATCATGGCTTGTGAAAATGGAGAATGCGTCGTCTATGAAGAACGAGACAAATCAAAATACATCAAACTTCTTATCCAATACATTAGAAAGTTTGTTGCAGATAAATTGGAACTCTATGGAACCGAATAAAGAATTAGAAAAAGTAATAGAAAAAAAATTTCTCACACCATCAAAGTTTGCCCTTGAAATTGAGGGTATTGTTTCTTCTGAGAAGATGAACTATATTGATGCCATTGTTTATTATTGTGAAATTAATGAACTTGAAA